ATTAACATAACAATGAGGAATACCATATTTTGCTGCTCTTCTTAATGCTCCACAATCCTTTTTGTTATGGATCATTAACACAACTTCGTCCTTATTACAGGTACGCACAATGTTCTCGAAATTTGTACCATTCCCAGAACACATTACGCCTAATCTCATACTAAATCATCTCCATATTTTTCTAGTAATTTATCTACAGAGGTCTTCTTGCCAGATAGTTTTGCTATCTCATGCATATTAGACTTCTGTACTTTCTTTACCTTTTTATACTCTTTAATCAACTTGTCAATATCATCTTGAGGTAACTCTACTTCTACATCGAAACCTTTTCCCATTATCCCTTCCTCTTTCTCTTCTTTTCAGGTGCTTTATATCCCCATTGACCAGGATTTATTGTACCACGACCATAATCAATCTTCTGAACACAATCTTTACCATACCTATCATAATACATATCAAAGACGTTTGACATTTTAGCAGAACGAGTCACATCTAAAAGTGTCTCTCCTTCTACCACATAGGTTACATTAAATGCATCACTAGGAAGTTTTCTATCATCTGCTTTCTCATGAGTGGTCTTCTCATGAATAATTTCACAAGAATATACTGATGGATCAAATTTAGGTTCTGGTTTCTTAGGTGGTTCAGCCACTGCTTTTTCTGTTTTGGAGGGTGCTTTTCCTACGGGTGCAGTCATGATCTACCACCCCATGTCATCTTTGGATATGCTTCTTTAACAACATCTAAAGGTATCTTATATTTGTCTGTTAATTTTTTATCCTTAGTAAGTATTAATATTTCTGATTCTCTAGGATGAAGACCCTCAAGTAAATTAATAAACATCATCTCTCTACGAGTTGTAGTGAGTTTATCATTACCACCTTTCACATAATGATATAGGTTCTGATACTCTCTTCTTAAAGATGTTTTTCCTCTACCATCCAAGTCTTGTCCAGTTGCTGATTCACCTCCCTGTGCCTCTTTAATGAGGTTATCTGATAGAGTGCCAGCAAATGTAGTTTGGGCATTAGTTTCACCGTATGGAACTTCTCCTGGTGGTAGTAAACTAATCACTGAATCATCAAAGTTCCATACAAAGATCATCTTAACAGATGGATGTTCATACCTTCTAAGAGCTTCTACTTTCTTTGCTTTAGATCTTTGACTAGATGCTGCATCCAATATCTCAAAGACGAATGGATTTACAGGTAACTGAGGTATTTCTACGACTTTCTTAGTCTTCGTCGTCGTTGTCTTCGTTGGTGTCATAATTGTTTTCAATTCTTAGTGCTAAAATTTCATCAGGAACTAATTGTCCATTTGCATCAAACATCTCTGGATGTGTGTACACTACTTGAGGTGTAGTTTCATAGGAATGTTGTCTTGCCATCCATCCTATCATACCTCCTACTAAAAGTGCAAGGAACGACACTACTGTCGTTAAAGTTAATGTTACTATGGTAGTTTCCATAACCCCCTCCCAGAGATTTTATTTTTTTCTAATGTCCAAATAAAAATGGAAATGAAAAACGATCTCGGTGTTCCAGATAGCAATCAATTTCCCAAGTTTTACTTGAAAAGTTTTGGGTCTTTGCTTCCTCCTATTGCGTAATAATAATTCGAATCCCCTATTAATTTGGGGTTCGTGATTATTTAGAGGTTCTTTTTTTTCTTCCAGGTTTTCTGTCATTAGAGTACCTCACTGCATCTTCTATAATAGAAGCAAGATAGTTCTTTATCTTTCTTGCTTGTGGTTTAGGTATATGTCCATATGCTTCTCTAAGTAATTGATGTTGTCTATCTTTCCCACCCTTAATATACTGCTCCAATTCTAGAACTTCATCTGTAAGTTCTTTTGCAGTAGAACTATGGAGAAAAGAATCAATTTCTGCTTTAGTTGTCTTACGATATTTTAAGAACTCATAAAACTTGAGTTGCATCTTCCCCTCGAAAGCATACTCAATAGCATGTTCGAGCATATCATATACATTTTCAAAATCGTCTTTCATTATACTAACCTTTTCTCCTTTAGATACTGAACAGTTTCTGTACAACCACCTAGATTAGTTTGATCCAGTACAACTTGAGGGAATGTAGAACCCTCACCAAACTGTCCATAAAATGATTTTCTATCAAAATGTTCACCGAGTTTATAAACTACGTGATTTAGACCCGCTAACTCTAACACTTGTGCAACCTTAGTACAATAAGGACAACCTTCACGAGAGTAAACTGTAAAATTCATTTCTTTCTGTTAAAAATTTTATTTAGTGTTTATGTTATATTCGATATGAATCATATTACTACTTCTACCAGTAGAACTTGTTGTAGAGGTAAATTCTATAGTACCACCCAAATCTTCTACCATTTGTAAAAGCATCTCCTTATAATCTTGCGGCAATTCACTTGTCATCTTCTGGATTCTCCTGTTTCATAAGACGATCATGCTCTTCAGCACTCTCAATAATAGATCTTTTAAGTTCATCTAAACTCCAGACATTTTCTTCTGGTTCTAAATTACCGTGTTTTACCATCTTTTCTCCTCGGTACTTGTATTGTCCATGACGATGAAACTAAATCAACCATCTCAAAATTCT